GTGTAGCCAGCTTCAAACTTACCTGAATCAGTAAGTATCAAGTCTCGTGAACTTCTATCTAGTTTCCATAGATGTTTGGGGAATATCTCCCAGATAGCACTATCGTTCTGGACTAACTTTAAGTCATCTATAAATATAGTACAGTCAGCTAGGTCTGCTACGTGCTTTAACCCTATAGATATAATCGCTGTATCAGTCTCTGGGTTTGCCAGTTTTACACGGAAATAAGTCCATGTGTCTGCTGATAAGGCAGGTATGTCTAATGTTTCTAATGCACTTGCACAGTTAGCTGTATTATCGAGAAGAATCTGAAGATTTCCAGATGATGTAGTTGTGTCTGTAATCTTTATCCACCCTTCCAAGTAATCATATTTACTTATGTCTTTACTGGATATCGACTCTGTAACAATCTGGTTAGTTCCTGCAGCTACAGGAATAATAAACTTGTTACTACCCGTCCCCTGTTTCTTATCCTGAGTATCTACAAGAGGAAACAACATTACACTTGCACCATCTGAATGAGTTGCAGCTGTTGTTCCACCTGCTCCCCTAGAAACAATAAGCGTACTGGAACTAATACTACTAATAGTCATCTTCTCTGAACCTACCAGAATCTGCTGGTTGGCTCGTAAATGAGTAGCACTATCAACTACTACTGATGTAGCGTCTGCGTCTGTTATAGCCCCGTCTAAAGTGGTTACAACCAAGGTTGAGTGTTCATCAAACGCAGCGTTACCTGAATGAAGCCTTGTAAACGAGATACTGCTTCTGTAATACAACCTATTAATGATAGATATATTACTGGGGATCCCGAACCGCAATGTCTTACCGTCTGCAAACAATGCAGTATGCGGTGAACTGGACATATCAGGACTCTCTATCGGGTCGTATGCCTGACCAGTAACGTCTATGATTGCCTGATTAATAAAGTCGTGAATTATAGCAGGGTCATATGGTTCATCCCATATTTCGTATGTATCACCTGCAACTGTAGAAAAAGTCAATGCTTTCTGTAGCGTTAGCCTGTAAGCCGATGCCGTATAGTCGCTAACAAGTCTAGTTTCAACATTGCTGGAGTTACTAGTATCGGAGACTATAATCCACTTACCGTTATGGCTGTCATCACCACCAATAAGATTGGTATCTACTAACGTAGTTGTTGACCCTACATCATAAGCAGTACCAGTTTTCAGTGCCCCTAGGTTGTAACCTATGGACTGTCTCAGTTCTTTACGGGTTCTTCCCTGTACAGGCATATCTAAGCCTCATAATCCTACTCGTCAACAGATTCGACTACCTCTTCAGGCTCTCTCATCATATCCTCAATCGTTCTCTTTAACGCTGCCACCTGTAATTCCAGATTAGTTATCTGGGTTGTCTTAGCCTGTAGTACTGCTGCCACATCTGTTGAAGTAATTTCTATAGTTCCGTTCTGTTCGACCATCAGATACCTCTGTAATATATTCTATTGTTTGTACTTTCTCTACGCTTCTCAGCGTATTCTCTAAACTCTTTTAACTGCTTACCTATATCTTTTCTCTGAGCAGCTGTTGGCTTTTTCTTACCATCTGTAACACGACACTCAATTAAGAATGTCTCCAGAGCCTGTGCTGCCATGTCTTCTATATGAGACTGAGAAATCGTAGGGTCTGCAGGTATCTTCACAACCTGTGACCTACCCGTCACGGGGTCATGAAACTGGAAAGTGTGTACAACAATGGACACCCCCGTCTCACCATTATAGCCAGTGTCCTCACCGCCTACATACGTGGAGCCTTGAGGTGTCCAAAGTTCTACAGGGTTCACTTATTGTACGTTCGCTATAATCAACCCATATTCACCTGTGGTGCCAACACCATTTCCCATGTATCCAACGACAGTGCCTTCTGCGTCATCATCAGAATCAAGAGCTTCAACAGCACCGTCTAGCGTGTCGTTAGCCGCAACGCATGGAAGTCCTATGGTAATAGCACCGGTAACCAAAGCCACGGTTGGGCCTTTTACGCATATCCACCCGTAAGAACCTGATGCAATATCAGCACAAGTCCAACCAAGTGGCGCCCCGACTATGGCATCATGTTGGTAAATAGTCGATGAAGTATACGGATTAGCACTTAGCCCAACTTGCTGTGAAGCTGTTATTGCAGTTATCAGTCCATCTTCCTCGTCAAGTGTTAGCACACACCCTGTTGCACTTGCTACCGCTGTATTACTTTTAATCCTGTACATATGGCCTTCTTCTCCAACATCGTTGAAGACAAGCCAGCCGTCTTTGTACTGGTTTGACGTAATAGTTAAAGAACCTGAAAGAGTTACAGTAGTGTCTCCCGCAGATTGTGCCCCTACTGCCAAGTCAAGGTCATGCGCTCCCGCTGCGACAGGTTGCATCATAAGCAACCCCGGCCCAGCGGCTTCTCCTGTGCTGATGTATACAAACTCTCTTTCGCCAATCTGCATACGACTGCCCACTTTATGCTTTTGAGCAGTGGTGCTTACTTTTTCCCATCCGTGTTTGCCCATAATCGTCTGTGGAAATGCCATTATCTAAACCCCTTTCAAGGTCATATTTACAGGGTTTGCCCCTGCGATCAGCCGATAAGATTACCCCGCACGACCTCGGCCAATCGTTACAGCCATGCGGTTTTATGCGTTTATGCGTCCTACGCTACCTTTGCCTCACTGTGCTTCCCCAAACGGTGAAACCGCAGAGAGGCTTTTGGACTCTTGCTGTCGGCCCTGACCACGAAATCGCAGTCGGGGCACTTGGTCTGGTCTAGCACGATAGGCTTCGGAGGGTCCTCGAACGCCTGGAAGGGCGATGGCTCTTCCTCGGCGATCATGAAGATTTGTCCCTCTTCATCGATGATCGTCCTGTCCCAATCGCGCTCTCTGCAAGCCTTGCACTGACAGTCCTTCGTGGGTTTCCAAGGCAATATGCCCCTGACCGCCAGACGCAGTTTGTGGTCCCAGTCTGCTGGTTGGTTAGCAACGACAGAACCGGTAGGCTTGACCTCTTTGCCAAAATTGTTCAGCCCAGGCTTGTGCCGCCACAAATCCTCACGGGGTTGCCAGCCTTCGAGGTATTCTCCGCGTATGCCGAGCTTGCCGAGTTCCCTTTTTAGAGATAGTCTCTCAACCGTGTTCATTACTAAGCAGAGGTGGACGGAGCGGTGATGTCATAGAGTAGTCCTGCCCCACGGTCGTTGTCCAACTCGAACACGCCGTAGTCGGCGGTGATGACGACTTCAGTGCCTCTAAGGGAAGCGTCTCGCTCACGCTCTGTGCGCATCTTGACAGATGTGAGTGTCGCCATCGCGCCCTGGTCTGCGATGCACCCGTAACCATCCCCAGCCGCCGCCGATGTTTCTGGAATGTTGCCCGCCTCGAACAAGGGCACGCCGTTCAGCGGCCTAAGTCCAACATAGAAGTCCTTGAGGAGTTCCTCTGACCATCCATGTGGAACCGGGTAAGTTGCCGAAGGAGTAACAGCGGCGCTCTTTACGAACTGCGCTATGGCGTTGGGGTGATGCACAACGTATACTTTGCTGCCGAACTTGTTGGCTTTTGCAAATGCGATACATCCTGTTAGGTTAACGGCTGTGAGGAATTTGCCTGCTTCGCCCAGGTCTGTTCCGTCATTGAGATTTTCATAAAGCGCCTGAACGTCGGTATCCTTCTTTCTCGCCATGCCCTCGCCAAGCTGGCGTCCCACCATCTGGAACACGTTCGGCACGGACTGCCTAACGAGCTTGTCGGTCAAGACCACCTTGGCCCCGACCTCTGCCGCTGTAAGGTCCACCGTGGTCATGCCGATCTCTTCCTCGTCCACCATGTCCTGGCCGTCAACGAGGTCGCTCACGGACATCTGCCCGACCTTGGGCACCGTCACCTGCTTCTCGCCGTTTTTCAGCGTGAACTGCTCAGTGAGAGCCATCATAGGAGCGTTATGCTCCTCGGTGTATCGGGCCGACGCGATCATGATCTTCTGGGCATTCTCTAGTTTTCCGGTTGTTGCTGCCTGTGGCATTATTGCTCCTTATCCCCCTGAGATTGTTCTCATAGCTTCTGATTCTGCTGGTGACCACTGTGACGCGGGCTTGCCCAGCGCTGAGTCAACGAGCCTGTCCTGGCTGCTGCCCTGCACAGGGGAGGTCTGATTGTTGTCCATAGACTGAGGAGCGACCTGCCCCCTCTTCATGCCAGCGACTTCAGCCTTGAGGGCCGCTATCTCTGTATGGCTCTTAGCCGACCTTTCCATCTCCTGCGGAGTGTTGTACTGCATCAGCTCCTGTGGGCTGACGTTGTGCAACTGCCCGTAGTGAAAAGCGGCGTTCATCTTCCCCTGTTGGAATTCAGCGTACTGTTGGGCCTGCTGCTGCGCCTGCATAGCCTGCTGACGGTAGTATGTCTGCTGTTGGGCGATCTGAGCGGCCTCTGCGGGCATAAGCCCCTGGTTCTGGAGCTCGGTCGCCATCTGTGAGGTCTGCTGCTCGAGCAACTGGGTCTGACGCTGCATCTCCGCCTGCTGAAGTTGCTGCTGGTAGACTTCGTTCTGCTGTCGAAGAGCCTCTAGTTCGTTCGGAACGACAGGCGCAGGCTCGACTGGCGCAGGAGCAACGGGGGTTTCCGGGAAGGGAATCTGTGGCTCTTCCTCGGCCACCGGAGCGAGTGGCTCATCGTCCACCTCGGTCGGAGGCTCGTATAGGTGCGTGTCGTCTACATCTGCATCAGCGGCGGCGGCGTCTATGTACCCCTGAAAGCGGTCATCGTCCTCAGAGCCACGGTCTGGTGTGTTGGCCGGAACCGGCGGTTCTGGAAGGGGAGTCTGTTCAGTGGTCATAAAAAATAGTCGCTCCTGCTATATGCAAGGCGACTATTTGCGCACAATATTGTGTTCAATTCCTTGATGACAGGCGAGAGCCTGACTCACAATCTATACCATGACCCTCGCAGTGTTGTCAATGCGAGTGATCTCAACGACGGTCTTGCACCGACTGCACTTGATGACCAGGGAGCCGGTTAGGTCCTCGGCCAGCTTCTTGCCGCACACTCGTGATCCGGCGGTCGTGGTTATCGTTATGGGGCACCTTACCTCGATCATGGCGCTACGCCAACGAACTGCCAGAAAGGTTGACTCATCTGCTTAACTGGAATCCAGGCGCTTGAGGCGTAACTTGTTGGTCAATAGGGGGCAATTGAGGAGCCCCGTCTGCATTTTCAAAACCAGGATAATCAGCAGGGTCCAAATTAAAGTCCCTCATCATTTTAAGGGCAATGCCTCTAGATGTAGGCTCTCTGAATGTTGTAATCGTGCCTCTTATGAACAGCTTTGCCTCGTTCTGTGGATTACGGCGGAATTTTGTGCGCATTTCATTCGCTTTATCTTTCTTGAACTTTGTTCCATATCCGTAATACTCATCGATTTCAGTCCACCTTGGAGTGTCGTGTGACCTAACGCCCTGCCCTAACTCTGCCAATACAGCCGCAGGAAGACCTGTGAGGCCAAACTTATCAATAGCTTCGTATGCCTCCTCTACCGCAATAGGGGACTGTCTACGGAAAAAGTCCAGCATGTTTTTGCGGTCAACCTCGTCGCCGTTAAAGTCTTTTCCGGTCCACTGGACTAACATTTCCTGAATGCCCGGAGAGACCTTGTTGCGACCTAGAGTCTGTCCTGCCGCAGACAGAGGATCAACTGGAATAATCTGACCGACCTTTTGCCCTCTAATCGGCTTGGTCTGCGCTACATGCTCCTCTGACCAGATAACAGCACTAAGCCTGCCGATCAATACTGCCAAAGGCTGAAGGCCCGCCCATACGTCAATAGTTTGCCTGCCTCCGAAAAGCTGTATCTTCATAAAGTCAGAACTTCGTGGGTCAACCTCAACGTCCCATACTCCCATCTGGCGACCTGCCATTATGACGCTAGAGTACAAAGCGTATCCG